CATACTGCTTGTTACTTCTTCAATTATTTCGTCTTTTGTATATTTTTTCATTATATTTCCTGTAAATAATTATTAGTCATATGTGTCACCCAATATCCACAATATCATCTAAAGAACTTGAATAGTCAGATATACATTCATCTTCATCATGATATGGTTGAAACGATATCCCACCTATATATTCCTTATCCTTATAAATACATATCCATGTATCACTGTCGATAGATTGAGAAAGTTTTAAATATTCTACTTTTTTAGTTCTCGGATATAGCTTTCCATTATTGCACTCGAGAGAATACTTATATCCTTTATTGATAAACTCTTTTAATATCTTTTGTACTTTTTTAGTAGATTGATTAGCATTTAAAGAATACTTGTCATATCCATAAAAACCACTTTCTTTATCCCAAAATTCATATTGATTCATATAATTAAATATAGTCAATATTGTTGTTATTGTCAATGGCAGTTAAGCATTTATTATTTTTGTGTTAACTTCTATTTTCTAAAGACTTTAGTTTTTCTTCTAATTGTTTAGTATAATTTTTTTTATTTTGATTATACCTTTTTTGATATTCAAGTCTTGCGTCCCTGTTTTTTAAATATCTTTCTTTTTGCTTAGATAGTCTTATCTCTCTTTCTTCTTTCGCTTCTGTTTTTCTTTTCATCTTACCCTTTTCTAATAATTCTTTTTTTTGTTCCTGAGAGAGATTTTCGTATCTGTTTTTTTGTCTTTCTTTTATTTTTTCAGCATTTTTTTTGTAATACTCTGTCCAATAAGTCATATTTAATTCTCCATGTGTTAACGTTAATATTTAAAATGGTAAATCATCGTCCCCATTCTTTGCCCTTGCATATTCATTGTCTTGTTTTGGCTTGTTTTCTTTAGAGAATACTTTTCTTTTCTCTTTCTTGTACGTTACAAATCTCTTGCCGTCTTTTTCGTTTAACCAAATAGATATGGATTGTGGCTCTGCGTCTTGGCTAGACAAAAAATTATTGTTTTGAAACAAGGGAAAAGCTTTGCCCTCGTTCATATACAAATCTTTTGCTTTATCAAACAATTCTTCCATTTCTTTTTGGTATTTATCGTTAATAAATAGATTTTCAAATATTGGTTTATCCGTCATTTTTGCTCTCCTGTATTATGTTTAATATTTTTTCTGCCATGTATTGTCTTGTTTCTTTTCGTAATAATTCTTCTTTTGTTCCTAAAGGGAATTTTTTAGAATTTTTAATCTGTTCTAAACAATACCCCTCTATCTTATTTAATACCCATAAATTTAATTGGCTCATGTTTACTCCGTAATTATTCCCGATTCTCTAATCTCATACTCTATTTCATTGTATAAAGAGTTCCCCCTGTAAGTATTTTCCATGACCTTAGATTCCTCGTTTCTTTTATAAAAATATTCTTCTAACTCTCTATCTATTCTGACTAAATTGTCTACTACTGCTCTATAAACTATTTCAGACAATTCAACGATTTTTTGTTCTTTCATTTCTGCGTAAAATTCTCTCATCATCTTTTCTTCTTCTTCCGGTGTAGCTGGTTTTTTTTGTGTTAACACATCTTTTTTAAATATTTTATCGTAATTGGTGTTAAACTTCTCTTTGTTGAATTTTCTTACTCTATCGCCTTTACTCATCTTTTCTCTCCTTTGTAAACGTATGTAGCAAAATGTGATTTTCCTACCCGAGTTTCAACGGATTTTATATTGAAATGTACTCTTAAATTAAAAATTATTGCTGATAGTCTTGTTGCTTTGTATTTTGTTATAGCTTCCCATGATGTAATAGTTTCTTTTTCCATGAGATGTGCTAACACTTTCTCTGTTTTTGTTTCGGGTTTAGACACGTTCCACCCGTTAATTATTCTGTCTTTTTTAGCCATTGGCTTCTCCTTGTTTGTTTAATACTTAAATATTGACAAACTTTTATATTCTTGTCAAGACTTATAATGTCCCCATTTCATCTTAGATTCAACTAACTGATTAACCATTTCATCAATACTTTGAACGCTATCTATATTATATTCTTCTAGCTCGTTTTGAAATTCATCAATAGTTAGCGAAGATACTTCTTCGATTATTTGTTCTTGTCTTTCTTCGTGTTGTTCTTCACTCATCATCTTCCTCCTCTATATCTCCGGTTAATTTATTATTAAAATTGACCAAAATTGTAAACACTCCCATTTACTTCTTTAACCCATTCGCACTCATCTGTATATGAGTAGCCATGACTAGTCATTAGCTCATTTTCTATTTCAAACCAATATTGACCATTGCTTGACTTTGTAAATTTATGCCATGCTTTTCTCAATATTAAAGCAAGTCTTTCAAACTCTTTTTCTGTTTCCATTTTATATCTTCAATGTTAATTTATTGGTTTATATCCTAGTTTTATACATTCGTTAAAGTCTTTATCTCTTTTTGCTTTGCTCTTAAACCATTCGACTTCTTCGATTTCTTCATCTCGTATATAATGTATGCCATAAATATATCCATTATTGTCATCACTAGGTTTATGGTCATACCAATTAGCTTTTTCTATTTTCATTTTATATTTCCTGTTAAAGGATAAATAGGTTTGTAAAGTGTCTGCATACTGACCAGTACAATTAATTTGTATGCTATTACCTATTTATCCCATATTAATGCCCAATGGTTTCATATATACGCAAGAGCCATTGTTAATAGTATTCTCCATCTCTTTCGAGGTATAACTGTCCCAACTAATGACATTAATCCCTTCTCTGTGTTAACAATTTATTTTTAAACACATACTTTAGCTTCATATATTAAGCTAATACTTTTTTCTATTTCTCCTTTAAATTGTTCTATTGGTTTTTTTAATTCATCATCTTTTTCATTCAGCAATGCCCATGAATATATTTCTAAATATTTTTTAAGATAATTTTCAAATTCTTCGTTTCTTTTACATTCCCAAATTTTAGTGTGATTCGGTGTCCAATTAATTAAATGAGTTTTTTCTACTCTTTCTTTGTTTTTTTGACTTTCTAACCAACTATTCAACACCATTTGTTGCCCGTATATTTGAGGAAGCTTGTCTTTTGGTAAATCTTTATAACATGACTTGCCACCCATACTGCATTTGACTTCAAGAATACAGCTAAAATCTGATTTTATCCCGTCAGGAGTGCTACTTAGACTAATTGTTTCTTCTTGGTCTAAACCGAGCCAATTTGGGACGGAAAACGACCTTTGTTTATCGAGTATATAATTTGGCATTTCTTCTGCCCATACAACCCATTCTGCAATTCCATGCTTTTCGTGAAGATTTCCATAATTCATTATGTATTTTTGCCAATCTCCCTCGATTTCTCTTTCTTTTCCCTCTAAATCAAGTGCTAACTGTTCTTCCCGAGAAACATATTTTCCAAAAATATAATTTATAAAATTACTACTTCTTAGATTTAGATTTTTCATCTTTTATAACCTTTTTGTTTTTTATGTTTTTGACTTCTGCGATAGCTTCAGCTACTTGTTCGTCTGTTGTTCTTTCAAAAGCATCGACTTTATCTGCCATTTGCATTTTTCCGTCTTTCCCTTTTACTAAATCTGCGTCAGAATAGACAATACCACTTACGTTTGTAAATTCCCTAATAACTCTGTCTTTTGCTCTTTTGATAGCCATTGCCCAAATATAAGCATTGGTATTGTTTTTTGGGGAAGATTCCCCGTAGTCTGTATGAGTAATTCCGTCTAACGTAGCAGAGCATTTAATGACGCAAATACCTAATTGGCTATTGAATTCAATTTCTGTAAGTTTGTAATCTACAATGCCTAGTTTTTTGGCTACTTTAAGCCACCCTCTATGCAAAAGTATAGGACTTCCATGACAATCCCAAAATAGACTTTCGTCTAAATCGTAGGTTTCCATAAAAACTTTCGTTTCTTTATCAAATTTCATTGTTTTCTCCTTGTTTCAAATACCACAATAATACAAACATTTGCACAATGCAAGGAATATTTAAATAATTTTTATGTTGACTTTTTAATAATTATAGATAACTATGTATGTATAATTATATATAAATAAACATATATATTTATAATTAACTATAGTTATTAATAAATAAGTTATAAATAACTAAGGAACAAGGAATAATGACAGAACAAGAATTTAAGGCTTTTATCGAGTTAGTAGATAAAGCATATCCTAAACAGAAATTACTCAATAACACACAGAAAGGATTTTTTTGGTTAGCTTTGAGAACATATCAAATGGAAGACTGTATCAGGGCATTTTCAGTACATACACAATCTAGCGAATGGAAGCCACAAGTTTGTGATGTGGTTAAAAATCTGTCTGATTCTAGTTTAGAAATTAAAAAATATCTTTTGGATTTTTTTAACAGAAAAGAAGTAAAAGATGAAACGGCTAACAAGGTTTACCAAATGCTCGGTGGATTAAAATTGAATAAAACTTGCGAAAAAGATTACGAAAAAATAGAAGAAAGATTTGTTGAGCTTTATCGAAGCCACAAAACGAAAGAGAACTTTGATAGTTTGCCAATAAAAGTAAAAAATAAATTAATAGGAGTGATTAAGTGATAGATATAAATGAATTCCACAGGCTATTAGCCAATAATACAAAAGAAACTTATGAGAAAGCAATAATGGAGCTTTATATAATCTATGTAAGTGAAACAAAAGTATCTGAAAAACAAGGTGTTTATTCACAAGAAGATTATATTATGGGAAATGAAGACGGGAAAAAAGAAATTTTGGCTCTCATTGAAAAGCTTTTGACAGAATTGGTAAATACAAAAAATAACAAGGGAATGGCAATCGTGCCTAAAGAAGAAAAATGATTAAGCTCGGGGACGAAACATTAGAAAAAGCCGTTCATAAAATATCTGAGCTAGGGCAAGAACTTGCCAAATGGGAGAGTTTATATGAAAAATATAACTCAGAAATGAAATATCATAGAGATATGGAATATTTGAAGCTAATGAATGACAAAATGACGCAAAAAGAGAGAGAAGCTATCGCTAACACACAACAAAAAGTGATAGATTACATAGGCTTAATAGCTGAAGCTAAAGAAAAATACATAGGTTTAAGGCATAAAATTAAGTCTGCTGAATTGTTTTGTGATTTATTCAGAACACAATCTGCGAATGTACGCAGAGAAAAGAAATTTTATCAGGAGTTAAGCTAATGAGCAGAACGTGTAATAATTTTTATTTCGATACGATTGAAGAAATAGAAAACTCGGGAGAAGACTACAACAGGAATTACTCTGTAAAAGCATTACAGGAAGTAGGATTTACCGGAAAAGAAGCTAATGATTTTTGTGATGATTTAGAGTCTAAATGGGATATACAGGTAGATTATCTCGCAGAACTTGAAAGAGAAGAAAGCCCGTTTGATGATTAGGTCTGCATTTGGGAGGGGAATATAACTAGATGTGTTAACACATAATTTTTAAACATGGCTAAGAAACCTAATAAAGAAAAGCAAAAAGAATATAAAAAATGTGCGTCATTTGGTTGTACAGTGTGTGCTAAAATATACGGGGTTTTTTCTGAATGTGAAATTCATCATTTGACAGGAGCAGGAATGGCATTGAGGAACGAAGAAAAATTTATTGGGCTTTGTTATTTGCATCATAGAGGTAAAGACGGAGTACATCACAATAAAAAAATATTTGAAGAAAAATTTGGTACACAAGAGGAGTTATATGAATGGTACAAAAACAATGGTTAAGATAGAAAAAGATGTTAATTTAAGTGTAAGAAGCAAGTATGATGAATACATACAAGCTATGATTAACATGGAAAAAGGGGAATCTTTTATGGTAAATGATTATAAAATAGTAGATGCAGTAAGAAGTTATGCTTGGAGAAAAGGTTTTAAAGTGTCTTTTCGTACTGTTGCTCGAGAAAAATACAGGATTTGGAAACTTGAAAGCTGAATTATTAGCAAAATTACTGCCCTCATCATGCGATTTGTCTTCCACAAGGTCAAAAAGCCACGACTCTATTACGTCAGAAGATGTGCTTCTAAAGCTTTCATATGCAAGACTAACCAATAATGAACTATATTATGTTTTGTCTAAATTTTTAGACGATGATTCTTCACGTGGAAAAATATATTTTAATTTAGTAAAAGAATTAAAAATTTTATTTGGTGTAGATGATGATTTGGTGTCAAACGATTTGGTGTCAAATTACGTACAAGCTTGTATAACAGAATCTATTATAATAAAATGTCCGTTCTGCAATGGAATTGGTGTGCTTTTGTTTAAAAACTCTGTAGAAAACTGTCCACATTGTAACGAGGGAAATTTTATATATACAGATTTAATTAGGTCTAGCTTTGTTGGTGTAGAAGAAAAAGACTTCAATAAAGAAAAATATAAAATAATTATGAATAAACTAGAAGACATTGAAATAAGTGCTTTAAATAAACTAGAGAACACATGATGGATATAAAAGCAAAAGGTCTATTTTCTACTCCCCCTAATTATGTAGGCGTAGCAAGTCTAGATGAATTGGTTAAAAGTAGAAAAAAAAGAGAAAGACAAGAGAGAAGACAAGAAAGAAAAGCGTTAAAAATACTAGAACAAGAAGAATTAGAAAAAAGTGGCGAAAGATTTTTAAATGCAAAGTTTAATACTAAAAAATTAAAAGAAGAATTTATAAACAATTTAAATGAAGAAAAAATAATTGAAACTGGTTTGTCAGATATTATACAGAAAGGCGTACCTTATCCCGGTGTAAGATTTCCAGATTCTAACAAAGCACAGCAAAAGGTTTATGATTCACTATCAAAAAGCGAAAAGAAAATGCACCATAATTATCTAAGAGCATTAAGCATTATGGTTTCGGGTGATTCTTTTTTAGTTGAAAGTTGGAAAAGTATGTTTTTGCTTGATTATCTTAGTAGGCAAGGAAAGATAAAATTTAAATTTATATTTTTAGGTGAATCTAAATATAGGGTTTGGAAGCTAAAAGATAACGAAGAAAGTTCAAAATGGCTTTCTTCAAAATACGAAACCAAAGAAGTAAATGGCAATATAATTAATAACACCAAAACTAAACTCAAGAAAGAAGTAAATGGTAATAAATAGGTGATACATGAAAAAAAATTACTACTGTTATAGAGCAACAGTTGTTTTTAGTGGTGCAGTTGGTGCAATTTCAGAAGAAGAAGCTATCGACAAAGTTGTTAAAAATAGCAAAAAACTACCTGAAATTGTGTCTTTTACACATAAAGAAGTAAAAGTACGTAAACTACAAAAAAAACCTCAAAAAGGGTTATATCATGACGCTAAATACGAGCTTTAATGTTTAGTCAAAGAAGGTTTTGGTGATTGTTTTTTTACTGTTTTAATATTTTTTTTAGATTTTTTTTCTTCTATTTCTTGTAGTTTTGGTGCAAAACCGGGCATATCTTTAACCAAAACAGCTAATTCTTCCATAAGTTCTGCGTCAGATTTTTGTTTAGTGTCATCTATGTTTAAGTTTATAGTTTGAGGATTAAAATTAGCTAGTTCTAAAACAAGTCTTGCAGAATTTAAAACTACAGAATCTTGTTCAGAATTTAACATATCTTGTAGTCTGCTAATTGCGTAGCTAGAAGTAGATGCTATTCTTTCTTCATTTTTTTTCCTAATTTCATTAGACAGTTTTTTACGAAGATAAGAACCCATTTGGTTAGGACTTTTATCTTTGTCCCAACCTGCTTTTATACAACTAGCTTTAGCATTTCCCTGTGTGTCTCCCTCACAAAAAAATTCTATAAACTTGGCTTCTTTGTCTAAGTCTGCTTTTTTTGGCATATTATTGTCCTAACGGGTTGTCTGACCTTGCTTTCATCTCATTAACTTTAGCATTTAATACTGCTATCTCTGCTTTGTTAATAGCGATGTCTGCTGTCAAGGGTTTAATGTCTACTGATTGTCTAGCTTCTAATACTTCTACTCTTTGAATCAATTGTCCTTGATAGACAAACAATCCACCTAGAGTAATAACTAAACCAATAGCTCCTGTGATTACTTTAATATCCACGAATCCTCCTCAGATGTTCTTGTGTTCTTATAACTTCATCAATACTTTTTTGAATGTTTGTTTGACGTTGTGCCATAGAGTCGTTGTAAACATTTTGATTCTTAGCATATATATCTCGCAAATCAATGTATTCTCTTT